GATAGCAGAGATCCTTGATTTGGTCAAGGAAGCAAAAGATGTACCATCAAAGGTTTCTGTCTTACGACAGTATGATAATGAAACACTTCGGTATATCCTTGAATTGGCATTCCATCCTAACGTAGGATGGTGGCTACCAGAAGGAGCTCCTCCTTATAAGCCGAGCGAAGTGCTCGACAGCGAAGGAAGACTCTATCAAGAGGCACGTACACTTCCTCTTTACCTCAGCGGCAATCGTCCTGACATTAAACAAGTTCAGCGCGAAATGCTTTTCATCGGTCTTCTCGAATCTCTTCATCCGAAGGATGCAAATCTTTTGATTGCAGTCAAGGATAAGAAAGTCGAAGGACTCAACGCAGCAACAATTAACGAAGCTTTTCCAGGGTTAATTCCAAATGAGCAACACGGTTAAGCGTTTTAGAAAATATAATGAAGAATATGACGACTCGAAAAATACATCACATGATCATCGTCAGCATTTGAGTGAGAAGCGGCTTCGATCTGCCCTTCGTTCTAAAGCAAAAAGCACCCTTTTAGATCTGATAGAAGATGAAGATTATTAATGCCTATATACGAATTTAGACTCAAAGAAACCGGAGAAGTTTTCGAGGAATTCTTTAACTATCAACAGAAAATTGATTTTCTCGAGGCCAATCCAGACATCGAAGAAATTATAGGCGCTCCTAATTTTGTATCAGGAATAGCAGGCGTAACTCACAAAAATGACTCGGGCTTTAACGACCTACTCAATAGAATCGGTAATGCCAACCCATACTCGCCACTCGGTGAACAACACGCTGATAAAGGTATTAAAAGCACCAAAACCAGAGAGGCAGTAAATAAGGCTCGTAATAAAAAATAAGGACAACTTGTGCAACATAGCCAACCTCGTTTAACTAAGAGAGAAAAAAGAATCGCCAGACAAAATGGTGACACACAAGAAGGGTTGACATTTAAAACTCAAAATTTCAATTTAAAAAATATAAATCCACTCACAGAAAACCAGCGCATTGCGTTTGATGCTTTTGATGATGGAAAACATTTGATGTTGCACGGCATGGCTGGTACAGGTAAAACGTTTATTGCTCTGTATAAGGCCATTGAATCGATGATGGAAAATACCGGTGTACAAAATAAGATTTATATTGTAAGATCGGTAGTACCAACACGAGATATGGGTTTTCTTCCTGGCAATCAGAAAGAAAAGATGAAAGTTTATGAAGCACCTTATTACGCCATCTGTACTGAACTGTTTAATCGATCTGATGCGTATGAGATCCTCAAACAAAAGAATGCGATTGAATTCATCTCGACGTCGTTTATTCGTGGAATTACCATGAATAATTGTTACGTGATTGTGGATGAAGTCAATAATATGACATTCCATGAACTTGATTCTGTGATCACTCGTATTGGTAAAGGTTGTAGAGTATTGTTCTGCGGCGACTTCCGTCAGTCAGACCTTACGAAAGAACAAGAACGTAACGGACTGAAGGACTTCATGAAAGTCATCGGTAAGTTAAATGACTTTGTACATGTTGATTTTCTCGAACAAGATATTGTTCGTTCGAAACTAGTGAAGGAATATATAATTGCTCGCCAAAAACTTGGACTTCAACCGTAAACAATTCGAATATGAATTGCTAGAGTTTGCTGAACTGCAAAGGATAGATGGACCAATACGTCTCTATGAGACACCTGAAGGTAAACGATATCCGTCTGTGACTACCGTTCTCGGCAAGATGATGGATAAGTCTGCGCTCGAAACTTGGCGGAAAAGAGTCGGTGAGGAAGAAGCGTCCCGAGTTTCTGCTCGAGCCTCTACTCGCGGTACGAACGTCCATACGATGTGTGAGAACTACGTGTTAGGTAATGACATCGATACGTCGATGCCTCATAACATGATGATGTTCAATCAGATCAAGAAGGTTCTGGATGAGAAGGTAGACATGGTTCGTGCTACCGAGTGTACACTGTTCTCCGATCATCTCAAGCTAGCAGGATCATGTGATCTCATAGCAAACTACGACGGTCGGCTGTCGATCATCGACTACAAGACTTCTGCGAAGCGGAAGCGAAAGGATTGGATCGAAGGTTATTTCCTGCAAGCGAGTCTCTACTCTTACATGCTATGGGAGATGACAGACATCTTAGTGAAGGATATCGTCATCATCATTGGAGTCGATGACTCCCTCGAGTCTCAGATCTTCATTGAACGACCTCAACGATACCTTGAAAAAGCTGTGGATCTGGTTCGATCCTATCACAAAATGTACGGATAAGAAAATGCGGCTTCGGTCGCATTTTTTTTGACAATAAACATGTACAATATTTCGAAAACAAGGTAGGGTGGTATAGTTAGCTAAGGAGAAAAACATTGACTACCATCACCTTCGATTTCGACTATAACCACAACATTTTCGAAACCCTCACTCCTTACTATCCTCACATCATCAATATCAACTATAACTCCGATACCCCTTCCGGAAATCCTACCATTACCATCACCTTCACTCTTCTCGAAATTCTCAACCGATTCAAAACCGAAAATTACCTCTAAAACCGACCAACTAAGGAATTTGACAATGACTATCGATGAATTCAACGACCTCTTTGAAACGCATGACGATCTTTGTGATAAGTACATGGAGTACATCATGGAGAATGCGGATCCCAGTGAAGTCACAATCTGTAACGGCGATACGCTGATTGAAGCAGCTGAACGTGGTTACCTCTTCCAGGACTTCTATGAGCACTGCATAAAAGTCGGTATCGAAAATATTTAAAAATAAAGGTGTACATTTTATCAAAACTTTGGTAAGGTGGATATATGATGAAGAAGGAAACGAAAATGACTGCTCCAAAGACTATCCTTATCGGTGATCGCGTTCGCTACGAGTCTGCTCTCGGTACCATCCGCGGTGAAGTCGTCAAGATCACAAAAGACTGGAATGCCAACCGCGATCTGATTGACTGGATCTATATCCAGTATTACAACGAGAAGTCACCTTCGAAGCACTCCATTGTCCGTCTCGCCGATACGGCTCTCGAGATGATGAAGTTTAAAGTTATTTTTCGTGATTGCATCAACTACGATGCTCTCGCAGAGCAAGCTGCTCATGAACGTATGATGGAGATGTAAAATGAAGTATCCTGAACTGAAGTGGGTTGTGCTGTGTCTGTGGAAGAACAGCTCGTATTGGGAAGCCATCGCTGCTTTCAATTGCGAAAGCGCCGCCGTCTCGTACAAGGAAAATTGTGAGAATGTCAACGCCGGCTGGCTGACATATAAGATTGAGGAGATTGTTGATGAATCGCGTTGAGTATAATGCTGAAACCGCGCTGGTGACTGTCCAGATCGAACATAAAGTGTTTGTCGCCGCAGCAGTCGATTGCATTGGATATCCTGAAACAGTTCTCGAGAACGCGACCGAACAAGTCCTTGAAGAACTCGGTTTCGAGTTCTCACACGGTCTAAACGCATATTAAGGAGTTAATAATGACTACTATTTCTTCTAAACGCCCGCATCTCACTGACGGCACTAACGTCAACCTTCGTACGGTAACTAAGTATGCGAAGGAAGCCACAACAGCCCTCGAGCAAGCCGGTGAAACCGAGGCTGCGCATTATTTCGAAATGTTTTATGAATATCTGCTTCGAGATGTTGCTAACGGTAAGCCATTCGGGTTTACCTATAAGTCTCTCGGTCTGTAAGGAGTTTATGGTGTCTACTCCAGTGATTGAATACTTTGGCATCGATACCGTTCAACAAGCCATCGCTGCATATTTTGCCAAGCATGGCGTGACAGAAGACATTCGCGACTATCTGATGACACTCGAGGACGAAAAACCCGATGACTTTTTTCAGCTAGTTTCTGATTTTATCGAAAAATAAACATGTACATTATTTCAAAACTTTGGTAGTATGAATAATAAGCTAAGGAGATTGAAATGAACATCTACACCAGTCAGATTGCTACAGCTCTTCAGATTTCTTTGGAAGCTGCCGCGCAGGTTCAATATCACATGGAATGTGATGACTTTGATTTCAGCGAGTCTTCAACGCGGCAGCTGATCAATGTTGCAAAGCGTATGGTCCGCGACATGGCTTATTTCGACGAATGCTGCTTGCAAGCATCTTAATTTAAAAATAAACATGTACAATATTTCGAAAACAATGTAAGGTGGATCTATAATGAAGAAGGAAGCAAACAACATGATTCAAGTCTTTCGTAATGCCAAAGCCGTTATGGCTCCGAAACAGTTCCGTAACGAGATGATCGCCGGAGTTGCTTTCATCCTCGGCTTTCCGATCTTATTCGCTGCGCTGTGGGTGATCACTCCAGCGTAAATTAAACATGTACAAATAGACCATTCTA